GTTTTACCCGAATATCTCCCCGAGGGTACAAAGATCGCGTTCCGTGTTTGGACAGTTAGTCAGTGGGCAGGTGACTTTAACCCGATGCATATTCATGACTCCAATCTATCGGGTGTTTGTTTTCTGAAAATTCCTCCTGAGTTTGATAAAGAATACGAAAAAGAGGATCATCATCCTACTGCCGGCTGTCTTGAGTTTATTGGGTCAATACCCAATCATTTTGCTAGACATAGTTTTTTAGTAAAGCCAGAAGTGGGTGATTTTTATATCTTTCCTAGTTGGTTAGTACATCAAGTCTATCCATTCAGAAGCGAAGGAGAGAGACGTTCTATGGCGTTTAACGTACATTTTACCATGGATAAGCCAACCAAAGGCGTTAATGTCTGAAGAAACAAAGTACGATAAACAAGCAAAAAATTTACGATACAGATTTGATAAAGAGGGTTTTAGACGTGCCCGGTGGGAACAGTTAGACCGTAAAGAAAAAGATTATTGGCGTGGTCGAGTACAACAATGGAACCAGGATAGAGTTACGCCGAACATGAAATACACTCCTCGTCCTCGTCGTAGTTAGTTACATATGTCACGGTAGGTTTAGTAGGCTCTTCTGGAGGTTCTTCCGCGCATTCACACATTTTCTTTGATTCTAATTCTTCTATTCTGCCTTGTAAATACACAATAACATCCTTCAATTCCTCTACCGTCATATTTTCTCCTTATGGTTTGTTTTGGGGGTAAGCTTCTAGCTATACACCTAAACTTCATATGGGATCAAGTTATTTCTCAGATAATTTTTCACCAATTGCATAAATCATCACGGCGATGAACAACAATATAATAATTATAGCAACTAGTCCTGTAAGTATGAGAATTTTCATTTCTTTTTTTTCTTCTTCTTACGTTTTGTAAACAGTTTCATCCAGTCTAGTCTTGGACCAAAGTATATCGCCTTGTACTTGTTACCAAGGTAGTCGTAGTCCCAAAACCACTGCCAGACGTGCCTAGCCAAGTGCCGCCATTTGCGCACTCATCGCTTGTGCTCTGTTCGGTGTTTGTTTTGCCCAACGACTATCGAGCATTTCGCTCGCCGCCGTAGAATACTCAAGTGCTGATAATGCTTTCCACATGTTTTTAAACTTAGAGACACCTGTTTTACCAAGCTGAAAGATCATTTCGATGATAATCTCTTCTGCTACTTCGTCCATATCCATACAACCATTCTCTGACATCAAGTCTTTAGCGCCTTTGATTGCTGTTTCTAAGTCATGTTCTAATATGGTCATAAGAAACTTCTCTTCGTACTCTTTGTCGTCTTCCCAAAAGTCTTCAACGCAGAGGTGCCCTACGCCCACTGTTCTCTTTCCTAGCGTGTCCTTGTATACCTTGTTTCTGTAGCCCTCGTGTTTTTTTACGGAAGCTAGTAATCTATCCATGTTCATTTTGTTTCTCCTTATAATCTCCTTTGAGATACGTTATTGTTTGCACCCACCCGGACGGTATGGTGATGTGACGTCCGCCCTCTTTGTCGTCGTCAAATTCTGAATAGTCTGCCATGATAATTATTTTTGTATCATCTTTGAACATTAACCAACCTGTTGAATGACAAGTAGCCAAGCGTTCTTTTTGTATGTCTTCTATAGAATGCCACCCGGTCTGTCCATCTTTGGCATCGAGCCACGTAACAAGGACCAATGGTTTATTCACTGAAAAACTTCCTTGCTTGTTCCATAACTTCTTTATAGGTTATATATTTTTCTTGCTTTTTTCTCTTATCCTGGACCACGCGACTCCTATATTTAGGAGTGCGTAGGTCCTGTGCTATTGGATTTCTTTTTTTATCTTTGCTCATGATCTGCATAGTTTGGGTTATGATAGTCACGCCATATGTCAGCGTTTGCTTCCCCGTGTTTAGATATAAACTCTAAATACTCCATTTCCTCTGCGTCTTCTTGCATGGTAATGATCCAATCTGTAAACTTCATACTCATGTTAGTCCTTTCTAGGTTTCTAAGTACAAGGGCGTATAATCGCCCATGTGTGAACCTGCAATGTTAAAGTCGAAATATTCGACTGCTTCCTCATAGGTCATCTCACTACGCCCCATAAGTAACTCTAAAATTAGTTCCGTGTCGTAAACTACTCTTGTTCTTTCTCCGTCCCATATTGTTCCCGCTATTGCCTCGTCGAAGCCCTCTGCAAATAAGATGTTCGGCTCGTCGTCGCAATAAAGATCGATTATGTCTGCTCGATTCATAGTCCTTTGATATCATGTTTTTGGACCTTGGACAATGGACAAAATGTCTCATGAGTTTCCGTACCGTAGAGTTTTTAAGGGAATAATGTTTAAAGTAGAATTTTGTTTATAACGTTCTCTATCCTCACTTTCATTTTCCTTTAAACTTCTTCTCATTGATTCTTTGCTATCTTCGGTTCTTTCTTTGTAACAAGCCATATAATCATAATGAATTTTTATTATATTATTTAAATATCTGGCTGTTTTATTTATTTTTTTCCATTTTTCCCCATTATTTGTAATATTATCGCCTATATTTGAGTGATGAATAATCATTAATTTAGCAAACTCGTAAGGATTTCCTAATTGATAATACGATTTTAAGGCATCATGGGAAAACATAATTTCATATGTATGCAAATTACGACCTAATTCTTCACGTAATATATCCCTTAATCTTTTGTTATAATTATTCATAAAATAACCAATATTATGCTGTTGGTTATAATAAGGTTTCCAAAATTTAATAAGTTCCCTTTCTTTTTCGTCTGTTTCTTTCATTGTATTACAGGGAATAAAGGTAATATTATCACACCCATAATCTTTACATTCTTCATCTTGTAGTGATTTTATCTTTTTTTCTAAAGAATCTGGTGTTCTTTTCCAATAATCTTGAGCCTTACCTATGTAGACTACGTCGTTATATTTCGTATTAAGTCCAACATAGACTCCCATTCTATTAGTTAATGGCATACTTCTTTGTAATAAATAGCTTATTGATTCTTCTTTTTTCATTATTATGTTATCCTTTCTATATAATTGGGACTATATATAAGTAAATAGGAAAGTCAAGGATAAAAGTAGTTTCGTATAGTAATTTTATTTTAAAATAAAAAAAAATAATTTTTATTTTTACAAATATGACGTAACCACGTAACCATAGCATTAATCTATTGAAATATAACAATAAACACGTTACTTGGACCACGTAACCTAGAAGTAACCACACGTAACCAACCCTATATACCTTTTTCAAATGCAATTTAATATTTAATATTATAAATAGTAAATAAATAATACTATACAGAGATGCTAAAGTGTATTAAAATGAAAACATGCCTAAAATTAGAGATGGTGCATTAACACCAAAACAAAGAGCTTTTGTAGAGATATTTGTCAAAGAAAATGGTCGTTTGACAGCTACAGAATGTGCAAAACAAGCCGGATATTCGGAAAAATCTGCTGTATCACAATCTTGTAATCTTAGAAATCCAAAGTATTTTCCTAAGGTTGTAGAAGCTATTGAAGAATTACAGCGTGAATATGCTGAAGCTAGTAAGTTAGATTTTGTTAAACATTCCAGGGAACTGTCACGGTTGAGAGATGTTGCAGTGACTAATGGACAAATGGGTCCTGCCATAAATGCTGAATATCGTCGTGGTCAGTTAGCAGGATTTTATGTTGATAGAAAAGAGGTTGTGACAGCCTCGCTTGATAACATGACTAGACCAGAACTTGAAGCTAAACTTAAAGAAATTAGAGATCATAATATTATCAACGGCGAAGCCATCGGCGTAGAAGTTAAAGAAGTAATATCAGAACAAGAAGAACCACCAAAGCTAAAAAAAACTGCCAATAAATAAAAATCATACTACCAACTTATACTGTTTGGTGTTTGATAATATCTTGTAGCTCTTGATCTGCAACTATCACAGCAATATCTCTCAAACTTACCCATTTCTTTTTCTTTATTACAAGCAAAACACTTTCTTTTAATTAATTTTTCTTCTGACTTTGGTTTAGATATATTGTAGTAATCTGGCATTTTAAATTCATTCTCCACGAAACCCCCTCAATAATAATTCTTTTAGTTTTCTTTCCCACATAGCTTTATAGACTTCATCATCTGTAATGCTATTGTAGATAGTCCATAATCTTTGAACTCTCCACCAA